GATATTAGTCAAGATAAAAAATGAATATATTAATCCTCTGTTTTTACATAAACCGACTTTATAGTGTCTATGTCTGTCCCCATTTTATTAGATAATTCTTTCTCTTTTTGTTTTACTTCTTTTAATAAATCACTGGCTACAATTTTTCTTATCATGGTTGTGGATATTGATTTATTTAAATATTTTTTACTTGTTTTTATGAGGAGTTGAGAAAGAGCATTACGACTCATAGGAAATAAATTCTTACTATCTCCATTTTTTCTTATATACATACGGATTATTTTTTCAAGATCTTTAGGGACACTAATAACCTTCTCCTTATATTTTTTACTTGTCTTATAATCATTCATAATAAACTCCATTTTTGTTTTATCCATTACCAGATAATTATTATCTTTTTTTTGTGTATCGGTTAATTTATTATACTCTCTACGAGTAATTTTTTCAAGATTAGATAAATCATTTCTCATAGGGATACGAATTAATATCTCAAGAATTACATAAACTTTTAAGAGGTTATATTCTTTCGGTGTTAATGATTCTTTTTTTTTGAGTTTCGGTATATCTAAATCTTTTTGAATTCTTTTCACCATGTCTTGAAGTTCACTTAATTCAATGAAATTATTTTTTTGTTTTTCACTAATGACCCCGCTTTCTTGATTTTCTTGATACTTCTTATTTAATTCGTCTCTAACCTCATTATACTTCTCAATGGTCTTACTGGCTTTATCTTTACTCATTAAATAAACTATGATAGAATTGTAATAATTTCTCTGGGTTGTAAAATGTTTATCTTCTAATTTCTTCTTAACTTTATCCACTTCATTTAGAAATTTAAGGTTGTCTTTTTCAAATATTTTCATTAGTTTATTAAGGTTAGATACATACATTTTTATAGTGCTTTCTTTAGCATTAGGACGGGCTTTAGAAATTAAATCTTTAAGTTTTTCTGTCATTTTATAATAAAAGGTTAGATTTTTATTTTAATTAATCCAAATTGACAAAAACGGATATATATATATGTCAAAATGGATTAACCAAATTAGTTAAAAAATAATTATAAAATCGTTTGAGACAAAATGGATTACGACCAATAGACTTCAAGTTGTCCGTCCTTGAGAGTGGCGTATCTTAATTGTTCGGTGTATGAAATCTGGAGATATTTACCAGTGGATAGACCTTGTCCCGTCCCAGCATTGTCTCTCGCATTCATAGTGATTTCAATACCTTTAGAACCGACACGCTCCCCGTGATTAAGTCTCCACCCTTGATAGAACTGGTTTACTAACAACTGGTCTTGAGTTCTGCCGTCATAATGGAGAGTGGCTCCCGCTCCCGCTCCGGGTATGAGGTCGTGTCCGCCACCCGAATAAATCGGTCGGGGGATATATAATTGTCTCTTCTCTGCGTCTCTTAAATTGTGATAATGTCTTGCCCCATTCTTAACATTCTGGGGAAACAAGAACTTTTCATTATAAAATAAATTACTTTCTAACTCTCCAACAGCGTCTCCAGTATTTACAAGACCCCTTGCTCCATAGTGAGAACATATACCAAGATCGGGGGCGGCGGCTTGATCCTTGTAGCCAGAATAACACCTCGTCACAAGGCGACCAGCCCCACCAATATTTCTAATATTCGTCTTAGAGGTGTCTGTGCCGTCGGCGGCGGAGGTAATTTGCTGTCTTGAGATTACATAGTCAAAATACGAAAATGTCAAATCTTTATTCATAGAAGCCCACTGCTCCATTTGTCCCGGATAGAAAATGTGGTCGCTGATAAACTCCACCGAATTCTGGTCTATCTGGAACTCAAAACCAGTATCTCCCTCGTCTGCTTTAGAGAGAACCATTCTCTCCAGAGACGCTGGAGGGGTGAAATATAATTCAATTTGAATTCTATCACTACCCATTGTAAAGAGGGGGAGTTGATTACCAGTTTTCAAGAAGGGGAACAAATCATGTAAAGCGATTGAAAATGTAGGGAATAATGAATTATGATTCGCTTCACTCGTCACAATAGAAAACTTATGAGGGGTTAATCCCGCTCGCGAGCCGTCCGTCACTTCACCACCATACTCCTTACCATTCTGGAGAGCCAAAAAGTCTGCTTGTGTATTTGCTTCAAATCCGTCAGTGTCGCCAGAGTCATCAACATCTTTGTAGGCTGGTCCCCACGCCAGACAAGTCCCGTTTTTGTATTGTTCTCTCTCCATTTGAGTTGAATTGTCAGAGAACGCATTTTTTAGACTCTTAAACCAACCAAATTCGTCAATATCACAAATTACCCGACCCGAAGAAGTCTTGAGGACGGCTCTTTGTATTAGTGAGTGAACTCCAACCGATAATGGATAAAATGCGGTTAAAACATTATCACTGGTCTTCACTTGACAACCTAACGAAATACTTGAAGAAGGCGACAGAAAACCTTTCGGTTCTAATTCAAAACGACAAAAAGTATTATCACTAGAAAAAACAACTGGACGGAGAATATCACTTTCTACCTCTTGAGCCGTTGAAGTAGGTAATTGTCTTAAATTGATAATATCGGGTTGAGCCGATCTATCTTTAGAAACTGATTTTTTAGCCATAGGGTCGCTCGGGTTATAATCACTACTCATTTTATATTTTAATCAATATAAAAAAAATGTTGTAAGATAATTTTAAAAAAGGGATACATGTATTTGAGAACTTAAATTCGTCGATCTTTTTTGTATCTCTATTTACCTAACCATAAATCCTCTGATTTGAGGTTCATTTTATAGGCTAGATAAATACAATAGAAAGAACAATTTTTCGTTCTAGTTAGTGAGCCGTCTTCATTTAATCTAATAAAATTAATTTTGCCGTCTGGGGTAATAACTTGTAAATGTTGAAAATTACCTTTGAATATTTCTCTTAAATATTTTGTAAAAGTATTCATACTATTCATTATGATAATAAATGGTTTATCTATTTCTACAAGCCTCTTGAGAATAGGTTCTTTTAATTCTCTATCAAAAGGGATATTAGTAATTATAATATCACTATCTAAAGGTTTATCTTTAAGAATATCTAATGAAGTATCCCCTACGACATTATGACCTAACTCCTTTAAATATTCTACTGATTTACTTTGAAATGAATTCAATAAACAAGCCTCCCATATTACTTTATCTTTAGGTATGAGGTGATTAATATTCTCCCACGCAGATTTCGGTGTATAATAATCATCATAAACTTTAAATATAGGACTATCAGATAAATTCGCCATTTATTTTATACTTATACATAGAAAAAAAATATCTTGAAATTACCGCATTCAATCAAAATTAATTACGAAATGTCCGTGTTTTACTTTACATTTCATATATACTGATCTCTTATTCAATGATTTTTTCAGTTCTATATCCCTTAATATATGTGGGGATACTTGTGGTTGAATAATATATGGTCTCTTTATATCCTTCATTAATTTATTAATTGTTTTTCTTACAATAGGTATATCACCATATTTAGAAATTTCGTCTGCGTCATTATATATCTGTAATATATCTGTGTATAATGATTTTTCTAAATCATAACCATTCTCGCAGTAATGATTTATTTTTTTGGCTGTTAAGATATATCTGTCTCTATCTTTAACTGAATAAGGTTTTCTTGGATTAGGTATTTGTAATGCCTTTCTTAAACTTGGTAAATCTTTAACTAATAGTGAATTATTAGGAGGTATGTCTATATATTGAAGTGCTACTAAAATACTCCATAGTGTAGTAGCGACACATAATTTAGTATGTGATTCATTAACTCCTATAGGGATTTTAAATTCGTCAATAATTTTTAGTAAATCTTTTTTTGAATATGACTTATGGATTATGGTATTATTTTTCGGCATTTATTTATTTATACTATAATATAGAAAATAATTCTATGAGAAATACGAAGTGTCGGGTAATCTTTGATAAGAAGATTAGAGTAAGAATGTATCGCTGTGATACTATATCAAGATCAACTTTAATATTTCAAAAAAGAGAAAGAATTAAAAAGTTGGAGAAAAAATTAAAGAGATTAGAGGACAGAAAGAAATACAAAAGAAAATCCTTTTTTTGTGTTTGATTGTCTAAAATAATTTATCAATACATGTTATAAAATGTTGTCTGTCCCAGAACTTAAACGAATGATTAAATCATATGACGAATTAATGAAATTGAAATTACCGAAGGGTAAAGTATCAAGAGAAAATATTATAAAAATAATTAAAGAGGCTGGCTACAAAGTAAATGAAGACACCTCTCCACCAGAATTAAGACATATTAAATCTGGTAAGAAAATGAAACGGAGACCAGAAGTAGTGAAACTTAAACCACCGAAAGAAGTAAGTCAACAAGAAAAGGACAAGAGAAAAAAAGCCCGTGAAGAAAAAATGAAGAAGGAGGGTGAGAAAGATAAAATCATTGAAGCATTACGAATGGAGATAGAAGAACTTAAGAAAAAAATAAATGCGAAACGAAAGCCCACGAATTTAAAATAAAAGGAAAGGGTGAAGCCGAAAAGAAACCACCAGAAAAGAAACCACCACCGCTCACAACAGACGCAAGAAAAGAACAGATTGCGAAAAGAAGAAAGCAACTAGAAGTGGAGAAGAAAAAAAAGTGGACTGAAACCTTTAATAAAGCAATGGATAAATATACTTGGAAAGATAAGAAGACAAGGGACAAAGCGATTGAAGATAAGGTCATAGACAAAGAGGGTAAGTTTATATTATTACAAGATCCGTCAAGACCTATCTTTGATGTTCAAATAAATAATGTTGTTAGGAAACTTAAAGATAAAGAAATGGGGACAAAAGAAAATAGACTCATACAATTATTTATTAAGTTTAGATTACCTAATGGTAATTTATCCACAAATAAATATGGATTGAAAGATAAGAAGGAGGAAAGTAAACCCATGGCAATGACAGATAAAAAAATAATTACATTAATGAAAAATATTGATAAAGGTAGAATGACAAGAGACCGAGTTATTTCTTATGAAGAAAACAAAGACGATATTAGAGAGGTATTAGAAAATGGTGTTGAAGGTTTAGAAGGTAATGTTGATTATTACGATAGAGAGGTGGCGAAGTATATGTTGAAACAATTAAAGAAACCTTCTGGTGATAAAGCAATAGAAGAAGCCAGCGACGAAAATGACGGCACAATATTTTTGGATTTTTATAATAAATTATTTAATGAATGGAAAAAGAAAATAAAAAAATAATCTTAAATTCGTCGATCTTTTTTTCTCTTGTATTTCTATAATAAATTATTTTTAATTTAAAATGTTTTTATCGTAGGATTTGAAAATTATGAGGTATACCCCTATAATTTTAACTATTAATCTAAAAATGTGTGTAAAAATGATATATTTTCTCTCCATTAATCAAGGATTATGTCTAAATAACCCTAAAACACAAATAAAATTATAATTTTATTTCTAAATAGACCATAAAAGACCATAAAACTAACTAAAATAACACATAATAATAGATTTATGGAGTATTTGGGCTATTATTAATAACATAATTATAGATTAATCCATTTTGACACTAACAACCTTATATGAATGTCAATTTGGATTAATGAGAACAAATAATAAAATCGTTTGTGCCGATTTGGATTACCACAATATTTTATGAGACCAGTATTTCGGTGTATCTTTTGAAGTAGCCTTGCCGTGTCTTGAATAATAATTCTTTTTTCTCTTGGGGTCGCCGTGGTCTAAATGAGACCACTCACCTATTTTATCTTTGAAGTGTTCGTATCTATTATCCCCGAAATGTATTAGTCTTGGTTTACCAGTTGGTCCTTTAACATATACCGAATATTTTTTGTTCTTCGCTTTGCTCTTAAAAGGTTTGTATAAAACTTTTTTCTCCATTTATTAATAATGTATAAAAAAATACTTATGATACAATCACTAAATATTCCAGAGGATTTACAGAATATTATTTTTCTCAACTATAAGTATAAAATGTTAGAAACTAAATACAAGAGAGATTATCTTAATGTTTTGAATTATCTCAAACATTACATATTCTTAAATAAAAAGGTTAATAAAAAGAATCATAAAGAATATACCTTATTACAAACAATTAAATATTTTGATTGAATTCGTCGATCTTTTTCTATCTCCATTTTAGTCCTCCCATTTTTCTTCTTCTTCACTTGAACTTGTATCTGTTGTTTCAATTACAATATTAACCTCAACCTTATTTTCATTATTTATACAAGATACTATATCTTCTAAAAATTCGGTCAATTGTTTTTTCATTGGGGCTGAATAACTACTTTCACAAATACATGTCTTGATAATTTTAATTTCAAGAATATTTTTTGCGTCAAGTTCTAAATCCATTATACAATAAATATTATTTTTTTTCTTGAAGAATTTCTTGAATAATAGACATATCAAGATTTTTAATTCTTGATACTTTATAAACAATACCAGAACCATTATTAAGATTTGCTAGTGAGCCGTCTGGATCGTGGATTGAAGTTGTTATTGAAGAAATATTCATATCATTTGTTATTGTGAATTCAAACTCTCCTCCGTCAAAATAGAAGTCCCCGTCACCATTCTCTTTATTAATTAATGCTATGATTGGTAGTCTTGCTCCACTATCTAGTGAGCCGTGGTATTTATTACTTTCTTGTAATATTAAATCACTCCTAATAGAATAGTATGGTCTTATCATTGTTCGGGCTAGTTCTTGAGAATTAACTGGGATAGATTGGGTCTGTTCTACAATAGGAGGATATAAATACCCAGCGTGAAAGTCTCTATTGATTTCAGTATTGGCTCCCTTTTGTCCCCAGCCAGTTATAAGTAAAGGTGTAGGTATTTGAGTAGAATACATTATCGCCCCCCACCTATTCATTACATAATTTTTGGCGTCTGTTGAAACTATTTCACTATTGGTTGTAAGATATTTTAATTTATTTATATTTGAATATTCTATCCTCGCGTTGCGATTATTTGAGTCATTAACTATCTCTGGGTTAAATTGGTTATATGTAAACCCTAATACACCAGATAGACCTTCTCTCCAGTTTTCCTTATCAAAGGTATTACCCATTAATAATACCACCCCACAATGACTATCCATAACTGAAAATGGTAATATTGATTTATTAAGTGGTTTTATCTTCTGTTCTAATAATGGGTCATTTTTATTTATGTGTGATAATTTTTCTGGTTCTCCAGCACCGAGAGGGGTTAAATTGTCAACCGCCAGATTAGTTGCTATATTAATGATTGTTTCAGTTAATTCATAGGGTCTCATATCGGGACAATAATTCCATAACTCTAATCTTTTATTTATCTTATAACATTCTTCTCCAGCGTCAGCAATAATAGGGTCAACAATATTTTTATCACTATCAACAGCCGAATTTCCAGCGTCGTAAGATTGCCCCACATTTTCGGCAGTATGTAAATATTTAAATTGAAAATGACTATCACTATACTCTACCGCACTATTATTCGCACCGACATAAACTCTTGACAAGACATTCGCTATATTATCAATATTTTTTGGGACATCTGCGTCTGTGAATTCAAAATTAACAACTCCGGGTTGTGTCAAGCCGTCATAGGTATATTTTTCATAACCACTATATAAAGAGATTGCTAGGGTTGAATATGCGTTGAAGTTCCAGTCCCACCCTATCAGCGTCGTATCTGCGGTAATAGTGTTGGCTGGTTGATATTGAAAAATATAAGGATACATTCCGTCATTTAATTCTGGGTGTAATGTTAAATAATATTTGCCGTCTGCTAGTTTAGTCTTTGAACCGAAACCATAAGCCAGACGAGTAAGGTCTAAACCATTCGTCATTTTACCTTCAAATGTTTTATCATATTTGAAAAAGAATGGGATACTACAACGATTAGCCCCCTTGTCAAGTTTATTATCATATCCTAACCTATCGTCTATATCTCCTTGTGCGTTGTTGTAGCGATTCATATGTAAAAACCTCGCTGTGTTGACATTAATTTTTGGTGCTGGTAATTCATACTCGTCGCCGAATAATGTATTATTATCTTTAAATAATTCTGGGTAGGTTTCTTGGGCTATAAATAACGCAGATAATTTTTTCAATAAAGGTTCTATTAATTCATTGCTCTCCCACTCCCACGAGGTAATAATTGGATCAGTTGTGTTGCCGTCTGCTGGGTCTGTTCTTGCTATTGTATTTTTGATAAATACTTGCTCGTTCCACGCATTTATTTTTCTACCTAATATAAATAAGTCTGGTCTCTTAACCCCTATATTTTGAAATGAACTAAAATAGTTAATTGTCTTTTCTGGGTCTTGGTCGTTTATACTCTTCATATATTCGTCAAAATTATCTTTCAATGTCCCTCCTATCCACGCACAATTCATAGCCTTAAAAGTATTTGTATCAGTTGTAGTAAGAATTTCGTGAAGGTGTGGTGTATCTCCAGTATCTTCAACATAATAGGCTTCTGGTTCTTGAGCCTCTTGAAGTTGTTCGGTAATTTTTAATGCTATATCTTCGGGTGAATTATAACCTTTATCAATTTTTATTTCTAATAGGTCTTGAAGTAAATGATAATCAAAGGCATGAATTGGATCTGAAAATGTTCCCGACGCTAAATCGTCCCATAATTGTTCTCCAGTAGTAGTCCCACCACCAGCGAGGTCGTCTGGTAAGTCTACCTCTCCACCATTGAAAACATTAATTTCTCTTCTTAAAATTGTCATTTTTGTCCCGTCGTTTACGGGTTTGTAATATCCCTCCTTGCCTCCGTCTTTATATCCAGCGTCAGTGGTGCCGTCAAAAATCCAGTAGTAATCGGCTTCACATAAACTATTCTTATCACCACCAGCCGTAGCCACTGGATAATATACCCTACCATTTGCTACACTATCAATATCGTCCCATAGTAAATGGGCTTTGGCTACATTACTGGTGATAGGTTTGTCTGCGTTGCTAGGTGTTGCCCTCACTTGATCTTCGTGTGCGAACCTTCTAGGGAGATAAAAATAATTTTCACCATTTACATTTTTATAAAAGTTCAATTCAATATTCATAGTATCGTCTCTTAAGGTTTTTGTTATTTCTTTAGGTTTACACTCCATATAAATAGAGGGTTCAAGTTTATCATAACTATCATTGAAACCAGCCGATTTGGTTTCTGTAAATGTGTATGTTTTATTAAATGGTAGATTTTGACCTTTAACTTCTATCCCTTGAGGGAGACCACAACCTTTCTCATTTATAAAGGCTTTATCAACTGATACTTTATCACCTCTTTTTAATTCTACCACTGAACCCATTTTATTTGTAAATATTGCGGGGCTGTCTTGATTGCCTCCTCTATATTCAACTGAAGATAAATTATTACATTCTAATATTTGTAGTTCTTCATAAGGATTAGACATTTATATTTATAAATAAGATTTTTTTTATTTCTATTTTAAAGTAAAATGATCCCGAGTAATTATAGATTTTTAAATACAATAGGGGACGATAAAATTAAGAATCATAAGGTCGCTGAAAATAAAAAGAATATTGAAGATATTAAAGAGGCTACAGAAGGACTGGTAAAAAGTGTGAAAGAACTACGGGCAGAGGTGAAAGAAATTCTTGAATTGGTTAAAAAAAAAGAGGAGAGAGATATGGGTAAATGGTGGTAATCCAGATTGACACTAACAACCTTATATGAATGTCAATTTGGATTAATTTATAAAATAAAGAACAAATAAAAAATCGTTTGAGCCATTTTGGATTAAAATAGAGATACAAAAAAGATCGACGAATTTAAGTTCTCAAAGACATGACCCCTTTTTGGTTTTTTTTACCATTCATTTTTTTTTATAAGTCATATTATAAAAATGAGTTTCTTTCAAAGCGAGGGCAAAATTAATATAGGTCAAACTGATATTCGTATCTCTGCTGAAAATGGTTTGGACTTTTCACAAGACCAGACAATCGGTATTTACATACCTCCTTCTGTTAAGTTCTTTTCTGGTAAAGACACCTTCTTACAATTTGACGCTCTAATTTCGGGTGATTTTTCGGCTGCCGATATTACAACCACCCGTCTTACTCTTGACGGAGAAATTGGTGCTAATTCTTTATTCTCTCAGTTGAGAGTGTATGCTGGTAATCGTGAAACCCTTCTTGAAGAAAATACTGAATATGCGTCTTATGTTTCGGTTAAGTATGGTTTTGAAAAAGACGAAGTAATCCAGAGAAAGCGGGCTTTAACCGAGGGTGCGGGTCAGTGGGTCCCTAACACCAGAGGCACACAAGGGACGACTCGTTCGGTTTGTAATGATTATATATATTCACCTTACATGAAATGTGTAAATTCTGGTTCTGCCGACGCTCCAGATAAAACCTCTGACGCTGACAATACAACCGAATTTATCCCAGCGAAAATAACCTTACCTATTCATTGTGGTATTTTTGCTGAAAATAAGAAGGTATATCCTAACTTTTTAACTAATGGTGTTTATCTTGAATTTGTTATGGCTAATGGTCGTAATCTCTTTCGTCAGTTTGACGGAGCCATACGGGATCGTCGTGCCCCCCTCTGTCCGGTCATTCACGGAATAGACGCTGGGGGTTCTAACTGGAAAGCGGGTGGTGGTGATAAGACAGATACTCTCTACATAGAACACGAGAATAACCAGAAGTTAGTCCAGAATTGTCCCTTTATTGTAGGTGAAGCACTTGCGGTTGCGAAGGACGACGGATCGGATGTTGACACTGACGCTATGGTTATTAAGGAGATTGAGACAAAGGATAAATATCTTGTAATCACTCTAACGGCAGAGGCAGAGAATAAGTCTGGTGCTGATATTGACGACGAATTCTTTTTATACAGCGACGCTCTCAAGGGGGCGGCGGCGGGTTCTTCGTTTCAGCCCAGTTGTGTCGTCTCTAATGTTGAATTAATTGTAAAACAAATTAATATGTCTCCAGAATACGAGAGAGGTATGTTGTCTAAAGTTAAAGAAAGTGGTGGGGTTGTCCGCTTTGATTATCCTTCTGTTGGAGTTCAGCGTCATTCAACTCTAGCCAGTGAAGTTCAAGCCTCGGTGCCTCTCCATTTAGATTATGCTCGGGCTAAAGGTTTACTCTGTATGCCGACTGACGCTTCAATCTATCCTTGCCACCACCAGACGGCGGCGAAAGACACTTACATGATTACTAAAGATAAAGAAAAGTTTATTGAGGATTTTGAACTCCGTAGTAATAGAACTGGTTTAGAAGGTTGTAGTAATGGTTTAAGTGAATATTCATTTTTCTTAAATGGTAAAATGGTGCCGAGCCGAGCCATTAAGACTGCTAAAACAACAAACAAAAATGGTGGTATAGACGCTAATTTTATCGTTGAGTTAGAAAAGAGTCTAATGAGTTTTGGTATTGAACCGAAATCATTTGAAAATTACAACCGAAATTTCTTGGTCGGTAGAATGCTCGCTATGGGTGAGAATGCTGTCTTTGACGGACGGGGTCGCACGGCTAGGTTAGATCTCAAGTATGAAGGGACTGATACAGAATACAATGTCCCCTCTGTAAATACCCTATGGAAAATCTTTGTCTATCACTTAAGAACCCTAACAATTAAAGCAAATGATATTCAAGTTGAAATGTAAATCCATATTGACACAAACGATTTTTTATTATTTTTTTATTTTTAAAATTAATCCATATTGACATATATATAATGCTGTTATTGTCAATTTGGATTATTCTTGTTGATATAATAGGACAGCCTCCTAACCCTTATGACGAAAATGGTTGTTGTGTATCTTGTGGTTATACTTGGTGTCCCGACCTTCAAGAATGTATTAGATTATGGGAGACATATTGTAAATCGCTGGATACGGGTCATTAAAAAGATCGACGAATTTAAGGTTATTCGTTTTTTTCTCAAGAATTTTTTTCTATATAAGGTTATAAATAAAATGGATTCATACACGGACGAAAAAATAAAATCAATTGTAAGTCAATATAAAAAAAAGCGTGAGAGAGAGAATACTAATTATCATAATGTTTTGAAACATGATTGTGAGTGGAGAAAAATGAATAATGAAAAATCAAAAGAATATTATAAAAAAAATAAAGACGTGGTTCAAAAGAAATATTTAAGTAATAATGAATATATCAAAATCCGTAATTTATACAGATATTATTTAAGAGAAAATCGGGTTGAAGATTTCAAACAAAAACATAAAGAAAAATATGAATATTTACAAGAGCGGGGCTATGTAGAGATAGATAATAGTCCACCTAAAAATAATATTAAAGATTTTTTTGAAGTGGTAGATAAAAATAAAGAAATATTTGAAAATGAATAAATTATTTAAAATTGCGGAAAAATTAAACTATCTAGAAAATTAAACAAAACTGCGGAAAAATTAAATTATCTTCTAATCCTCTTTTGAATTCAATTTTTAAAATCTTTTTTTATCTTTATTCAAGGATAAATGAAGGTGCGTTTTTTTAGCCAGATTTTTTTATTTTTAAGTTTATAAAAATAAAATGTTAAGTTCTAAAGTTTCAAAATCCTCCGCTCAAAATAATTCTAATTCTAATATTATGGCTACTAAATATTTCTCCACCTTTACCCTTCAAGATTTAGGTAAAGAACCCACTACCGAATGGTCTAAAGATAAAAAAAAGACCCGATTCATTAATAAAAATAAATGGAAAAGACAAACCTTAAATCACCTAGAACAAACCTATATGAAACAAAATCGCGGTATTGTTTGTGGTAAACACAGCGATATAGTGGTCGTGGATCTTGACTTCTATGATAAATATAAAGAGGGTGTCCTACTACCTTTTGATAGGTCAAAAAGTAAATTTCTTCAAGATTTCGGTGAAGATTATATCAAGAAATTAAATACATTAACTTTTAAAACCGCTAATGGTGGCGAACATTTAGTTTTCAAATATAATCCTATCATTAAAACAACGGCGAATGAAGAGCATAATATAGATATTAGAAGTGATAATTCTTACATTGTAGCCCCCTATTCTGTTATTGACAAATCCCGATATGATAGTAGAATTAAAAAAGCGAAAGATAAAAAAGGTGAATATATTGTTTTGAATGCTGTTGATATTCAAGAGATGCCAGTTGAATTGGAGACTTGGTTGTCTATGAATTTATACAGAAAAAAAAGAGAACCTAAACAGAAACTCAAGAAAAATTGTAAAGGTGAAATAACTTCTAAAGAGGCTTACGAGCAAGACGAAGTAGATTTAACACAATATTCATATATGTTTGACGAGGATATTATGGTTGATATATTGGACGGATTACCTAAAAAATATTTTAGAGACAGAGTTGACTGGTATATTTTTACAACGGCTATGAAATTATTATCCTTTACTACACCAGATATGAAAAATATGTGGGACGATTTTTCTCTTAGTAATGGCACTGACGAAAAAACTGGTAAAATATATTATAACGCAGAAGAAAATGAAAGTATCTGGAATAGTTGTAATCCACAAAATTATATGTGTCTAGAGCATTTACTAGATAAATCCTCATTTGTTAGTGACGCTAAAACAATGTTAGGATACAATAAATTACGGATTGACAATATCCATACTACACCTCACGATAAAGAGATTGATTTAAGATATTTAGACAAGGACAGCAATGGTAAATTCTTCAATGATATTTATCAAAGATATATATTGTGTCGCAGTGATACTGGGACTGGTAAAACAACAGCATTTAAAAATTATATTACTAGATCCTATGAGAAACAAGACGGCAATTACAAAAGGTTTATTTCTGTTGTATCAAGAATTTCTCTGGGTAAAGAACAAGTTAAGGTTTTTAGAGAGGCTGGTATTGATTGTATATGGCACGAAGATATAGATACTTGGTTTAATCACGAGGGAGATAATATTGTAATTACAATTGATAGTCTTATGAAAATGGGTAATTGGACTGATTTTGAAAGTTATGATATATATCTTGACGAATATAATTCTTTGATTGAATATTTTGTTGATTGTCCTAATCTATGTAATAAACGGACTATCATTTGGAAATATTTTAATAAACTACTAACTCAAGGCGATAAAATAATTATGACAGACGCAGATATTAGTGATAATTCAATTAGATTTTTATTGACTCTGGACGATATTAATCGTAATGATATAATCTACATTAACAATAAATACAAACATAATGAGGGTATTGAAGCCACAGAAATATTTTCTTATGAGGATTTTTGTGATTATGTAGGTTGTCAAGAAAAGGCTATGGTTTGTCTTGATAGTAAAAATGTTGGAGAAAAATTTGTCATTGACATGAAAGAGAATTATGAAATTGATTTTGTTTATTACTCCTCTGATTATACTGGGGATATTGATTTGGATAAACACGATTTCGTAGCCTTCTCACCTAAAATTGTTTATGGTTTAGATAGTGTTATGGAGAGACCCGTATTTTGTTATTATAAATGTCATACTATATCTCCACCCGCTATGGTTCAACAAATTAATCGGTGTAGAAAAATCACCCATTTATATTACCTTTTTGAATGTAAAACTTGGAAAGCCTACAAATATGATAATGTTGAAGAAGTCCTCTTTGAAATACAAGAGGGTAAAAAATTAGTTGTTGATTATTTTAGTGAATGTTATGATAAACAAGAAAGCGATAGATATGATAAAATATTATCCTCATTTAGATATACTCTTGATTGTTATAATACAAATAAATTCGCACACTTCTTACGGATTATTAAAATGCGTGGTTTTATTATTGATAATGAACTACAATACAACGAGGATAAAATCAAAAAATCAAAAGGTTTATCTAATCAATTGAAAGAGGAATTACAAGGCTACAAAGAAGAAGAAATATTATCGGCTTGGAGTAAGGTAAATAAAGAGGTTCAACAAATTAAAAAAGATATAGATTTGGGTATAGAACAACACATACAAAAAGTTATTGAATATGGAGATATGGACGATAAAAAAATTATTGAAAACTATATCCGTGATAAAATATGGAAATTAGAAGAACAAGAATTTAACAATTTATCTTCACTAGATAAGATATTGATAAAATGTGATTTTTATTGTCTGGAACTCCATAAGGATTATTGTGAATATGAATCGCCAGAACACTATAGAAATAAATATCTTAAATTACTAAAGGAGGGGGCTGTTGAAGAGGGTAAGAGACTAGAAAATGAATTATTGAGAAAATATTTACCCGAGACTTGGTGTGATATTATTGATCTTATTAAATTACCTTTTGACAAGGTAGGTGAGGCAAAATATAATGTGTTTATGAGAGACCCGCAAGAGTTGGAGAGGTTGTATAGAACTAATTCATTTTTTAATAAAGATATTGTAGGGTTAAGTAATATACTTGAAAAGAAAAAAGATTTTGACTCACAAAAATATCAGTCCGCACAATCCAGATTTATCTATACTAAAAAATTAATTGAAGCCGTGGGAGTATCGTGGGAGAATAATGAAAAACAAGAAATTAAAATGTCTAAACTTATGGAGAGTAAAGACGCTGAAAAATTACAGAAAGAATATGAACTAACATTTAGAACAAGGTCAAAAAAATTAGACTTCAAGGAGGCTTCACAAGTTAAATCAACCATTATCCGTATTATGAAATTAATGTTTGGTAAAAAAATCATTGATTCACAAGCCACCTCAAAAATGGTTGAAAAAATGAAAATGGTAAATGGTAAACTAGAACCCACGGGAGAAAAAAAGACACAGAAGATTACCAGACATTTTATCAATCAAGAATATTTGGATCTTTGTAATGAAATATATGGCTTCTATCATAAGGAGGATACTAAAAACAATTATGAGATAGATACTTGTGAAATTGAATAATTATTCACTTTAAATTCTTTTAAATTATTTTTTATATATCTTATTTATAAATGACTTATAAACAAGATTACAACCGAAAATATGGCTTCAAGCCCCTCTCTAAATCCCACTCATTAAAGGATATTAGTAAAACAACTGGATATGAATTAAAAGGTTTGAAAATTATTTATAATAAGGGGATTGGTGCTTTTAAAACTAATCCTCAGTCAGTTCGCCCTCAAGTTAAGTCAGCGGAGCAGTGGGCTATGGCTCGTGTGTATGCCTCCATAAATCCTAAATCAAAGGCTCATAAAGTAGATAAATCCCATTTGAAGAAAAAAAAGAATTCAAAAAAATAATACAAAGACATGTATAAAATGTATGGTTCTAAATCTGGTGGCAAGAAACCTCCTATGAAACCCCCTATGAAGAAGAAGAAGAAATTAACCGAGGCTCAAATGAAAAGATTAAAAAAACATTCGGCACACCATACTAAGAAACATATGGACTTAATGAGAAAAAGAATGGAGGAGGGTATGACATTTAAGGACGCTCACGAATTAGCACAAAAAAAGGTAGGTAAATAATTTTAATCAAAAATAAATCTAAATTTCGTCGATCTTTTTTTCTCTCTATTTTCTATGATAATGAATTTTGAATTTAAAATGGTTTTATCATAGGATTTTTTTTTTATGACATATACCCCTATAATTTTTATTTATAATTAAATAATTGATTAATCCATTTTGACATTAACAAGATATTATGAAGTGTCAATTTGGATTAATTAACTAAAATAGTTTAAAAAATAATAAAAAATCGTTTGAGCCATTTTGGATTATGCGGTCTGTTGTTGGAGAGTAGATTGAGAAACTGAAGCAACTTGATCCCCCGCTCTAGTAGTAGGTAATGATTTTTTCTGGTTTAATTCGTCTTCTACATTCTGGTCGTTCTGGAGATTTTTTGAATGGTCGCCGAACATACCTACAACACCACCAGCCAGCCCTATAACATTACCTATCGCTGCGATTTCTGGTCCTATGGCTGGTATGAGTCCAGCAAGATCACTTGCTCCCGCGATCATTTGAGAAGTTTTTGAAACAACATCCTCCCAGTCGTGGTCTTTACCGAAGAAATTTTCGTGTTGTCTTAAATTATTTATACCTTCAACTAAATCAATCCCCGCGACAGAACCACTGGTGACGGCACCTCCTACTTTGCCGATTGTTTTCGCCGCCTCTTCACCTAACATACCACCACTAACCTTTTTCAAACCCATACCTAATAATGTATCACCTTGTTCCGGGGCTGAAGATATAGTTTCTTTTAATGTGCTTTCTTCCTCTGCTGTCCCGCCGTTTACATATTGGGGTCGTGGTTCACCTTCAACATTCGGTTCTGGTTCTTGTCCTTCTCCAGCGTCTTCGTCTACTGGTGGCTCTGTAGGTTGTGGATCTTCTACAACTGGCTCACTTGAAGCGTCTGCTGGATTATATCCAGCGTCGTCTGTCCCCCCCGATAATTGAAGCGAGGGTGCGTTTCCGTCAAATGCGGGGACTTCTTCGTCTGGTGTTGGGGCTGGGTCTGGGACTTCTTCACTTGGAGTAATTTCTGCGAGTCGCTTTCTAGCGTCTTCAATTAGTCTTTCTTTTCTACCTTTATACGCTTGATTAAGACCGAAAGAACCCATAACATTACCCATTAAATCTTTTGAATATGTAGCGTCGTCAGTTAGACTTTCACCAGCCTTATCTTGATTATATTGAGTTTGAATTCTATTATTCCAGTCTTGAGCCTCATTACGAAGGGCTACATTTTCAGAGTTTAAATTGTTCTGCTGATTAACCGCACTATCATTGCCGAATAAATCAATCGCCATTTTATAATTAGTATTATAAAAAAGAATTCAAAATAAAAGGATTAAAAATGTTGTCAAATACATGTATTGATTCATTAAATTCGTCGATCTTTTTTTATCTTATAAATCAGTATCACCGAAATATAAATCTTTTACAGCCTCGTCTTTCTTTGGTTTTTTCATTTTTAATTCTTTATTACCTTTTGATTTGGCTTGTGAAAATATATCATCGTCCATTTCTTTAGGTTCTTCTTCTATTACCTTTTTCTTACCTATACCCAGTAGCGTCTCGTGGCGACGATAAAAACGGGCTGGATTAGTTTGTCCGTCAATATATAAAAATGAATATGGTTGGTCGTGGGCTAGATTGTAATAGGTCATAAATAATTCTTCAGAGCCACACAACTCACTATATTCTTCTTTTATCTTCTCCAGTTCTTTCTGGTTATTTTGTCTAAAAATTAAAATATTTGTGGCGTTGTTTCTTATGATATTACTCACTGAACGAAATGATTGTGTTGTTAAAAATATTGACATTTCATAATGACGAAATTTACTACATAAGAAAGATATATCATTTGTTTTCTTGAAATCCCGTGATAAAATATCGTCAAGTAAAATTAACATAGTAGGCATGTCTTCTCTTTCGTATTTCTGCTGTGAGGCTACTAGGTCTTTTATCATTTGATCGCTGTAATGGTCTTCAGTATCTACAAATGCGTCTTTGAAATATTTACCTTTTGTATCGTTGTTTATCGTATTGGAGATAATTTTATAATAATCCCAGTAGTCGTCCCCATAGAAATCGTCTCCATTTCTTAACGCGTTAATTAAATAATTTGTTTTACCCGATCTTACTGAACCGATACATAAAGTTAAAAATTGCGGTTTAGGTAGGTGAGGGTGTATCTCCTTATATTTATTTGTTTCAAGAGCGTCATTTACTTTCAAAACTTTCGGGACTTTTTTATTCATTATAGTTATAGAAATATTTTATTTGTATAATTATAAAAAGATAAAATGGAGGTTCAATCAGTATTATTCAACAAGAAAAAATTCACCAAGAAACAAGCCGAAAAATGGATTGTGGATAATGGTTATAAAGTGAAGAAGGTTGACATAACAGAAAACTTAAGAAGATACAGACAATTAGACCCAAAACTATTTAACCAGAACACCTATCGTATGAAAAAATTAAAAGGTAATGATTTAATGTTAGTAGTAGGTAAAAGACTTAAAAAAGGTATGAAGAAGAAAAAATAACTAATTAATCCAAATTGACACAAACGATTTTTATTATCCTTTTATTTTTTATTAAATAATAGGATTAATCCAAATTGACATTCATATAAGGCTGTTAATGTCAATCTGGATTAATTTAATTAATTACCTTTAAAAACAATTATCAAAATAGCCAGTCTGTCCGTGATATACTGAACCTTGAGGTTGAACGGCATTATTTATCTGTTTCTTTAATTTTTCTTTATCCTTATCTACTGCTTGTTGTTCTTGTTTCTTTTTCTTTCTGTCTTTCCTAATTGTTTCATATTTCATAATACCTTCTAAAACAGCCTTTTCTATATCTATGTCTTGTTTAATGACTTTTTCTACAACTTGAGGTTTAGATTCTTTAACTGGCTCTGGTTCTGTATCACCTTCAACAAATTTCTTTAAGTTGTCTTTCTTCTTCTGTTTAGCCCGTTTTTCTAATTCTTTCATTTCTCTTTTTTCTTGTGCGTTTCTCCTTCTAGTTTCCAAAGCCTTCTCCCTAGCCTTCTTTAATTTTTCTTTATGTTCTTCACTCATAGGAGGTCTTTTCTTTCTTTGTTTTTTTTCTTTCTTCGGTTTATCTTCTTTAGGAGAAGGTATATCAAAAATTTCCGCCTTTGTCATTTTACTAGGTGGTGAAGGTTGTGTTTCTTCAACTTCTTCTTTAATCTCTAAATCCTCACCCATACCATGTAAACTGGGATTATCTGTTGCTTCTTTTTCATACTCAAAATTAGGGTTTACTTCTTCAGTCTCTTCGTTGATTTGTTCTTCAAAATCTTCAACAATCGGCATTTTATCCATATTTATAATTAATAAATTATTATTATTTTCTATTAATTACGATAAAAAAGTTAAATTAAATCTAAAAAAATAAATTACATTTAGATGATAAAGATTAAAAAAGATCGACGAATTTAAAAAATCATTGTCCCCTCGTCTTTCTCCCTTTTCAAATAATCTTCTTGACGAAGTCCAGTTTGATTTTCTCTAATATGGAGATTAATAATTGTTTGTCCCTTGAGGTGTTTAGCCAGACGCTCCCCAATATCACAAATAGAAATATCAAATTCATTAATATTTAGTTCTGTAGGATTACCAAGTTTTACATATACTCTCTCGTGAGGTTCAAAATATAATCCGTCTCCATTAGACCTCCCACTACTATCAAAACGAGGACAACAATACAATATTTTTGAAGGTCTTGATACAGCAGAGTTGAGTGTCTTTTGTGTGAAATTATCCAGACGAATAAATAAAGTGCCGTCATTGATAAGAGGAGGCACAACAACGCTGTCATATTTCCAACCATATCCGCCGTCATAAGTAGCCCCAAGTTTCTCGGGTTGTAAGATAGTAATATTATCAAACCCTAATAATCTATCAGCATTAGCCCCCTCAGTAGGGATATAATATTTTGTATCTGGTAGTAAGATAAAAGCCCAGACATAATCTTTTACTACACCTTTAGTATCGCAACCCAGTTGAGTATAAAAAGTCCCGTCTTGTCTCCAAGGGTCATTGAATTTCGGTCTTGTTTCTACTTCTTGACATTGCTCCTCGGTATTATCTTGAACCATTCTAGCCCACCAGTCAGTAGCCTCATTGAAATAAGAACCACCTATATTAGTTAAATCTCTACCAGAGAAAGCCGAAAACTTTAATTTACCCACGACATCGTCTCCACCACCAGCGGGAGAAACCTTATGAGAAGAGATCCAAAATTTAGGATACATCATCCACTGAGTCTGATTTATCGGGGGAGGGACATTTTTATTATTCGTCGCCGTGAAAGTAGCCATAGAGAAGCCACAAAATATTTTCCACCCAGCGTCGTCAAGAGGATTATCACTAGTAGACAAAGCCCCAGTATGATAATAAAATAATACTTGTTCTCCCTCGGTTCTAATTAAGAACTGATTAATTGTTTTGTCATTTTCAGTCATATCATATCTTTCACTAAACTCTGGACTCGTAGCTCCTATTTTAGTCCAACCCCAATATTCAATTTCTTTCATACAAATTTTCTCGTCTTCTCCTCCTTCATTAATCGCACAACAAGCGACAATTTTCAAATAATTATCATCTGTTTCAAGGTCATTAATCCCTACTGGCTCAATTCTAATAGCGAAATCGTAGAATTGTTCTTGTCCCGCATTTCTAACACCTCCGGGATTACCATTAGATAAGAAAATATCTGGGTCAAAGTATTCGGGTTCTATGGCGTTGTTATTCTCCACACTTTTATCAAAAGAACGGGCTAAACCAAACGCACATTGAGTATCTACTTCAAAATCGCTGTCGTCCTTACATACACCAGCAATATCTACCCTCATATTGCCTTCATATAGACTCATAGGTCTTTCGTCAAAATATCCAACGGGATCAATTTCATTATTCGGGGGGTGATTAAATACTATGTCTGGTGCTGAAATTTCTCTTGTCCCCGCATTATAGGTCAACTCTGCGTCTGTGTCTCCGTCTGGGTAATTTTTTTTAATTTTTGTGGGAGTGAAATCATCGTCCTCCGCCGATAATTTAGAAGATTGTCTTAATGATAAACCAGAGAAAACTTCTCCGGGGTCAGTGAAATATGATTTAGTAATAGGGGTAATATCTGGGTCTACCACTTCACCCAAAATATCTGGGTGCGGAAACCCTCTCCTCTGTGCTTCTGTAATCTTTGATAAAAATGTATCTAAAGATACTTGCTCCTCCATGTTTTGTTGAGTTCTTAAATTACATTCTATAGGATAGCCAGTTGTATCATTAGAAGTTCTGCCGTCGTCCTCGTCTTCTAAATTAATATTATACATTTGAAACCATTTCTGTCCGGGACGGATTGTTATGCTTTCGTCCCTTGAAAACTTTACAGATTGAACCGCCACTTCACTATCTCTGGGTATAATTAAAGGTTGTTTCATATAATTACGATATAAATACGGCTCTTGAGCCACTCCGTCCTCGTCCAATCCGTCTTCAATTTGATTACTTGTAATAATTAGACTCATAACTTTTTTATAATATTTAAAATAAAAAAAATATATTGTTAAAATTATAAAAATGGTAGTTAGTTTCAGAGATCCTATAATTCAAGAAAAGGTAATCGCTCACGCAGATTATAAAGTTCATAGACCTTTACCGAAAAAACCCGATAATCCTAATCGGTGGGGAGACTGGGTAGAAAGGTGTCAAAAAATTAAACAAGAAGTATCTCCTCATAATGCTAAATTATATAAACAAATATGGGCTGAATTAAATTCTTCAACTGAAGAATAAATTCGTCGATCTTTTTAACTCTTTTTTAACTCTTTTAGTTAATTATCATCCAAGTGAACTTTTTGATTGTTTTCTTGTAATAATAATATATTAACTAAATTATAAAAATGTCTAATCGTTATTTAGAGGTCGCAGTTTCAAACAAAACGAGTGATAGTAAAATGAGTTTTCATAAAGGTATAGCCAATCTTATTTTTCAAATCCCAGCCATTAATTCAACCCTTATCCCGGGTTCAGTCCGTATCTCTGGTAAATTAAGATTTTACAAAGACGACGCAGAACCCCCGACGGCGGCGGGAGGCGTTCAGTCTGCGGACGAGAGATTAGGTGTGTATGGTGCGTTTCAGTCCCTCACCACCCGTTCAATTAAACACCAGCAGACCATAGAGAATGTTAGACATTACGCTCACTTTCTTAAGAACTTTTTACCCCTAGCCACCAGTCGCGAAGACGCTGATACTCACTGGTCTCAATCCTCTTTAGAACAATCAAATTTCAATTTATTCAACTCCAATGTTGTAAGACAAGACGCCGAAAATGAGTTCTGTCTCCCCTTACCTTGTGGTTTATTTAACGGCACTCAAGATATACCCCTCGGTGAAAATATGCTCGGTGGATTAGAAATTGTCCTCGCCCTAGCCAGTGATTCTCAAATGCTTTACTCTGATACTGGGGACGCTTCAACTATCTCAACAGCATGGTATGAATTTAGTGATTTGAAATTATGCTGTGAAGTTAGAGACTACACTCCAGACGAATTATCTAGAATAATGAAGAAAGCGTCTTCTGGATTTACATACCAGTCTGTCTCCAGTTATTATGACACTATCAATTCTCAATCGGCTAATATTGTATTTAATTTAGGATTATCAAAAGTTAGGTCTGTATTTACTTCATTTATCCCCAGTTCGTATTTAAATAATCGCACCGAGAATGGATATGCGACCCTTATGCCGTCTAATACAGACGGAAATTTAGCCGCGATCAAAAAGGTTGTCTGGACTAAAGGAGGCACTATGTATCCCAAAATGTATGAATTAAACACCAATATCCGTGATAGTCCCTCCACGATTGATTGCGACCCAGTGGTAGTTAAGGATTATGTTTCTGCTGTTAAATTATTTGAAGACAATGACGCTATTCAGTTAGGTTCTACCACGACAAATCGGGATATGAGTAATAATAATAACACCACAGACACTAACCAAGTTCAATACACTAAAATACCGAATGGTGGCTATGCGTGGGGTCTGGGTATTACCTACGACCACCTCGGGGGACAAGGTGCGGATTTCTCCAATCCCGGGAGCCAGTTCGGTCTCAATATGGAGTTAGACCTCACAACTGACTCGCCTCAATCTGTTTTCGTCTTTGTGAATAGTGAGATCAGTGTTCTCTTTAACCAGAACGGAATTCAAGTCGTCCAGTAATCCAAAATGACACTAACGATTTTTTTATTATTTTTATTCTTTTAGTTAATCCAAATTGACATTCATATAAGGTTGTTATTGTCAATCTGGATTATTTAATTTATATAGAAAATAGAGATACAAAAAGATCGACGAATTTACTGCGGAAAAATTAAACAAAAAAACAATATTTTCTTAAGTGCGTTTTTTTACCCAGAATTTTTTTCTATTATTAAGTATAAAATGAATAGTAAATTACAAAGTGATTTAGAGTTCGGTTTTAAAAGTGAAGACGAGAGCCTCCCTTATCTTGAGACAATCTTCGGTAAATTAAAAAAAACAGATCAATACAACAAGTTTGATTATTTAAATGATAAATGTAAGATAGAACTTAAAACCCGTAAATGTAGGTTCGGTCAATATCCAGACCTTTTTTTTGAATTAGGTAAAATTAAAGAGGGTATTAAGTTTAAGAAGGCTAATCCAGATAAAAAGGTTTTCTTTATATGGAGGTGTCTTTATACTAGTGAAAAAGAAGAGGGTTTTTATTACTGGGAACTAAATGAAGAAGAAGTTAATACGGGCTATGGTGGGAGAAATGATAGAGGTAGAGACGAATATAAGATATTAGTCAAGATAAAAAATGAATATATTAATCCTCTGTTTTTACATAAACCGACTTTATAGTGTCTATGTCTGTCCCCATTTTATTAGATAATTCTTTCTCTTTTTGTTTTACTTCTTTT